ATAATTCAGCGTCCTTAATCATTAGTCCGTCGGTTTCCTTAATATAATCAGCATCCTTGACTCGGAAACCTACGGAAAAGGCCCCAAGAACACCGTCTTTAACTAGTTGAGCAACATTAGCAGGCGCGGCCTTACTAATCTTACATTCCAGCTCCAAGCCATCTGGTCCGGACTTCAGACCTGTAGCTCGACCAATTGGTTTATCATAGTCATGATTAAACAGGATAATTGGATTCTTTTCAAAGTTCTTTAGTCCACCCTTCTGCCATGCTTCTGCTGAAATGGAGTCACCCGCGCGATCAAAGTCAGCCGTGCTTGCCATTCCACGAATCATTACAGAGCCGTCATCTTCTGCATGAGTCTTGAAAGTAGACGTCAGATTAAAGATTTTATTCATATCTTAATCCTTTTTTACTGCCGGTTTAGGGGCAGGCTTGACCGCGGCCTTTGGTGCTGGCTTTGGTGCTGGAGCAGGAACAGGTTTAGCTGCTTCTGCTTTTTTCTTCTCGATCAATTCCATAAGTTCTGGATGTGCTTTTTGCATCATAATAATTGCTCGTGAATAACTTCTTCCTACGTTGCGAATCCCTGTTAACATAACGGGTTTGTCGGTTTGCTTAACATACTCGTCTTGGGTCATAATCTTACCTTTTTCAGCAAAATACATTGCTAAGTCACGACATAGTTTAATTCTTTGTGGTCTATTCGCCATCTTCGTTTGTTTCCTCTGGTCTTCCGCCCTCATCGGGATTAGTTGCAGAACCTGCGATATTTGCAGGAACTCTTATTTCTTCTGTGCCTTCGATAGCTTCGAAACCCAATCGTTCTCTTGCTTCTGCGGCAGTAATAATACCACCGTTTACTAGTGATGTGTAGTAAGCGGATGCATCTCTCAGCTCAGGCTGTAGAGCGGGTATATCACTGATGTCTTCTTTTAACTCGAAACCGAAATATCTTTCGCACGCAAAATTAATTTTTCGAACTATAGGAAGTATAGTCTCAAGATAATACATCCGCATATTTGGGCGAATGTTGGCGTTGTTGCCAGAGTCCATCATAATTGGAGGTACTCCGAGCGCCTTCAAAATTATCTTTTCATTGTCTGCGATACTATTTTGAAAATCAAGATCTTTAAAATTTACATTTGAGATAGAATCTACTTCAATTCCACCGTCCAAAATAAGGGGTCTACGACCGCCTGCTTCTGGTTGATATCGTGACTGCCACGACACCATCATACGTTCTTTAATCTTCTCAGAGAGTGTGTTTGGTGACTTGAGTACCAAGCCTGGAACAGCACCATTCTTAAAGAAGTTATCTTGGAACTTACGCATCTTCATCATAAGTTGCATAGTACGTAAAGCAGGGCTTAAACGTGGAACACCTCTATAAATTGAGTAAAAGGAGTTCTCTTTAATATGTATAATCTCACTAGGCTTATAATTTACTTTCTCATTGTAAGTGAACTTTTCAATGTAAGTATCCGAGCTAGCGTGAATAGTCATCTTGTCTGCTGGTAAGTGATAGAGATGTGCTCCATCATAGTAGATAAAGATGTTACCATCAAGTATAAAGTCAATAATTAAGTTACGCTTGAAAGTATTAATGTCTTGGAAAGGATTAGGCTCTTGGTTTAAAAGTAAGTCTACTTTAGCACGTTTGATGCCTTTAATGATGCTATTGCCTTTATGTTGTCCGCCTACTTGTGTAGGGATTTCGGCTGCATCATCTACAATAATGTTTACTGCACGATTTACGACTTCTAGCTCTTCGTAAGCTCTCTCATAAGAAAAGGTAGGCTCACGAGAAGTTTGAATATCGTTGCCGTAAAACTGCTGTGCAGGATTCAGCTTCTCTTCAACTTCTACAGGTTTTTTCTCAAAAGGATTATACCAAGCCATGTTTTTCTCTTTGAATCTCCACCCAGCGCATCTGCTTTTTAGCTGTTCCAAGCCCAGGGTCTTTGCCGTAAATTGAGTGCAATTTTAAATGATGAGTATGGCACAGAGTAACTGTGTCGTCATATAGCTCAGCATGATGCTCTTCTATAAAGTCATCCCGAAGTGACTGAATGTACTCAGGATTGTGTTTGTTCTTTGTTAACCATTGATTCAACAAAGGAGTTAAACTGTAAAAGTGGTGAAAGTCTAACTGCTCTGTTTCGCCACAAATCTCACAAGAGGAACCCTTTGCATACTTGGACTTTGCCTTATCTCGTACATATTTTACTACATCGCGTTTTAGCTTAGGCATTTTCCTTTGGTTCCTCGATTTTTCATTTAAAGAATTATATCGGCTTTGGGGTGACTTGTCAATAACTATTTTTGAGTAGGTATCGCTAGAAGGACACTTGTGAGGTTTGGAATGAATAAAGTGCGTAGCGAAGACCGTCTGCCATGTGCGAAGCCATGTTGTGCTTCGGTTTTTCTCTTATTAGATTTGGGTTAGGATCCCATTGATAAGAGTCTAGACATATGAGCGATTGTTTACACTCCTGGTCCACATAAAGTTTATCATTATCAATAATTGCAGACACATGACCAATGCCATCCAGTACAGACTTCTTCGCGTTAATAGTACTAATATCATAGTTCTGCGCTAAGTCAAAACGAGTTTGCTGTGCTGCGGAATCAATATAGATATAGTCTATATCCCATTTGTTAATGAGTTTTTGTATCTCTTCTGCGTGCTGTTCTGTAGTGCGCTCATTATTCATATACTCATCCACTAGATAGTATTTGTCATCATCCCAGTCATAGGCAATTACACACATTGCTGTTGGATCTTTGAAACCTACGTCCAACCCCGCAAAGACGTCCATCTTACTAGTATCAAACTGAGACAGGTCTTTCACCTGTGTCTCAAAGTTAAACTTCCAGATCTGTCCTTCATAAGTATTAAAGTCAGCTTCGTACTCTTGCTTAAACTCAGCCTCTGACATAGACTTACGCGCTTCTGAAATATCAGACTCAGACATACGAGGGTTGTCTCGATAAGTTGCTCTTATTGATGCCCATTCTGGGAAGTCGTCAGAAAAGCCTCTGTAGAAGAACTCAGAGAACCAGTTGTTACGACCCCGTGGTGTGGAAATAAAGATTGCTTTGGAGTTTGGCTTGTCCAGAGTAGGACGAAGTGCAACGTTGAAGGCGTCCTTGCCGTCAGCGAGTGCGGCCTCATCAAAGATGATAAGGTCATAAGATCTACCTACACAAGAATCGACCTGATTAACAGAACCCATTCTTACAGTAGATCCATTAGAGATTTCGATAACTTTATCCTTGGCGTTATCTTTTGTAACCTCTAAATCAAAATGTTTAATTAGATTTCTCTGTAGATCGAAAGAGATCTGAGACAAAGAGTAGTTGGGGGACATTATTAGAATGTTGGAGCCAGGTACCAAAGACACGAGCTGTCCAATGATATTGGCTATGTAGGTTTTACCCTGTCTGCGCGAGACTGCGGCAGAGACAAAACGATATTTAGGATCGTTAATCGCATTGATAATTGCTATCTGCGACGGTAAGGGAGTGACATTCAATAGCTCCAGGTACGGAGCTATTGGAAGTTTTAGAAACTTTGTCTCAGATCTTAATTCAACTATTTCGTCAGAGATAATATCTCTGCGGCTTACTTCTACTGCCATATTAATCTTCTTTTATGATTGACCAGAGTCCCCAAGCTAAACCAGCCCAGGCTAATAGATTTCCAAACAGTAGAACTGCTGTGGAAACACCTATAAGTATTAATGCATCTTTTTTCTTTAGTAATTTATGCAACATGAGTGCCTCTCTTTTTATGTCCGTTCCAAGCTACAAATCCTGCTAAACGTAAAGACCAGTATGCGAGGTAGTTAAGAACTCGAAAACCATTAACTTCGATGCAGATGTCTCGGAAGATTCCATCCATAAACTTCTGATCATGATAACCGATATCGCTTCCATCTTTCTTCATAAGAGTTGCATACTTGTACCCATAGTCGTGCACTAGGCCACCCATAAGCAGTACTCCTACTGGTGATAAGAAAGTTGCGAGAAACTTAGGAACAGATGCTCCATCAAACTCAAACCCCGCAGGAATCTTATATTCTACATCATTCAGAGTATAGTTAAAATCTTGTTCGATTTTCCACTTACGTGTACCGAGTAACCACATTAGGATACCTTTCCAAAAACCTTTATCTTTTGTTTTGATCGGTAAAGGTGACATAACTGGCATAAACTTATATTTAAATCCTACCAGTGTTTCTTCTTTTTTATCTACTTTGTTTACTATAAAACCAATGAGTACCAGTACTGCGAGTACTGTCCACTGCCAAAAAGTCATTGCTAAATCAAGTAACATTTCCATTATTTCTTCCCTGCATATGCGTTGGCTCCAAAGAATGCTGAAACCAGGGCTGCGATAGCTACAAAGTAAGTGGGAGCAATATCACCGATTATTTTAGCGGCGCTATCTAATCCGAATAATGATGTGCAGAATATGCCGAAAGGATAAAGTAGCATTCCTGCTAAGGAAAACCATGTCATCTTTCGCATTGCATCACGCTGTGCATCTTGGTCTTCAAGTTCTTTTCGTTTGAATTCCATATACATTTTTTGTTCGGCGTCGGAAACTTCTCCGTCACCATTAGTGTCTGCGGGGTGAAAATTCTTGTCGTCTACCATTTTACTTTATCCGCCCAATATGCTGCTGACATTTTGCCTTTAGCGATATTCTTGGCGTGTCGTGCTTTGAAAGACGCCCTCTTCTTTTTCATCGCTGTTGATTCTCCAGCCTTCGGCTTCCCTGCCGTTTTAGCTCCCTGCTGGCCGAAACGAATCGTTTTTACTTTACCGCCAGATTTAGCTACTACGATATGAGACTTCTTAGCATGGCCTGGAGTAC